CACCAACGTTTGGGGATTCGTTGGCACCACCTGAGCCAGGAACAATTGACTCTTGAAGTTTTTTCTGAAAAGAACTCACCATCCGTCAAAGCCTCCCTGTGAATCAAGTTCGGTTGTGACGCGACTGGACATACCAAAGAACGGATCTACTGGTTCGTTGGATTTACGTTCTGCTCTGAAATGTTGTCCGCAGGCAAAGCAATGGATGGAACCGTCGTCTTTGCTAATGGAAGCTCCGTCTGAGGATCCGCAACCGTCTTTGTCGGGGCACGGAATGTGAGTCTTTGACCAGTTAGCCATGCGTTTAAAAAGTTATCGGGGATAGGAGTTGGACACCAAGCAATCCCAAACTTTTCTGCCCATTGGCAGTAGCTGGTTTTGCTGGTCTTGCTAATTTTCTGGTGTGGTTTCTGGAAGGCAATGAAGATCGGGAGAGTTGGATGCTTCTGAATAACGGCTAAGAACTTGGATCTCCCGGCACTGTCCCAGTAGCCCTTGACTTCTATGTAGAAATCGAAGGCTTGGCCTTTGACAATGAAATCCGGTGTGTAGAACCGCTTCAAGTAGTAATCGAAGCGGTCCCGTTCGTAGCTGATCTCATGCCCCTGCTGTTGCAAGGACGCTGAGATTTGTTCTTCAAGCTTGGATCGAAACTCCCCCTTCTTACGCCGCTCCCGTTGTTGGTTGAAGCGGCGAAACATCAGGCGACCTCTTCGCCAGCAAACAAGCTTTCAAAGCTTCCTGCGTTGTCATCCTTAGGAGCAACCCAACCGCCTTCAACGGCTTCCATCTCAGTGCGTGAGAACTCTTTGAGTTCAACAATTTGCACACCAAGTAGTTGGAAAGTGACGCCCTTTGCAACGGTGTCATAGGCGTAAGGCTGGTAAGCAATTCTCACCTTGCTTCCGCTACCAATAGCTGGTGGATTTTTAACGATTGCACCAGTTCCGTCATAGATAACTGGTGGCGCATTGCGAACCTCTTCGCCGCGTGACTTGCGAACCACTTTGCGCTTGAAGACCCATAACAATTCACCTTCAACAGGAAGCTTTGATCCGTCTTCCTGCTTCTGCATAGAAGGACGGTAGGGATAGTTGAGCTTTAATCCTTCAAGGTTGCGAGGGAACTTGTTTGCCTTTTGCTTGTCCTTGATTTCCTTTTCAATTGCATCAAAGATTGGGGTTGATTCCTCTTCTTTTAGCTTGACGCCGATTGTCCATTCAAGGTTGCCGCCGAGGTTCTCGCGGGGCTCATCAAGGAATGCAAATGCGACTTCGACTAATGGAGTTCGTTCTTGGGCCACGTTTAAATAAAGGGTGTGGTTTGTAGTGCTGGACTTACGTGTTCGGAACCCTGAAGGGAACCTAGCAATGCCAGCTTTGCTAACAGTAATGAAAAGGTTTAACGATGTCAACCATTTAACAGAAAAGGTGACGGTTCTCGCCGATGCTGCTCAACTCAAGTGTGTCAGCGCAAGGGATCTTGGGCAGTTTACGCCCGGTTTTCTTTTCGATCCTGGCCTTGGTAGCAGCCAAGTGATCGTCGCTATAGAACCTGCTGAATTGGTCACAAAGCTCCTCATTTAGCAGTGTTACTTTGTCGAGACTGGTGCCAATGCAATCGTGAACCGTCACGATCGGATAGTCATAAGACTTCCAGTGCCAAATAAACCGTTGCAAGAACGCTGCGTCCATTGAATGCACGTAATCAGCAGTTAAGCGACTGAACGATTTCTTTGGTGAAAATGGCCCATCATCAACAGCGCAAGCCACTCGAATAGCACGCCCCGATAGCTCCAAAAACATCTTGTGTTCTGACGTTTCACGGGCATAGCTCAACACCGTCAATCCGTTGGGTGTTTGCCAATACGGAGCCATCCCGCTATCGAGGCAAGCTTTGGCTGCAGTCCTTAGCCACCGATGCAACGCATCAACGCCTGGTAACTGCTTCTTAACGGCCGTATCTATAGCCCTGGCTGCAACCATCGCCAGCTCAACAATCTTCAAGCCATCAGGCGTCAAGAAATTGCACACCCGATCGCGGCAATACTCCTCCAACACTTGGACCATTGACCGGTAGCTCCGGCCGTAGATCACAGGCATCACGCAAAGCTTCATCAGCGATCGGCTGATCTCCTCTTCGCCCCACCACTCCAACAACTTGATCATTTTGTCGTCTTCGTTGTTGATCGCGTCTTGATACATCTGAGGCAACACCTCCATATCAACGATCTCCTTGGTTTCGCCGTATAGGTCCATGGCCTCGTCACCAATCACGTTGGTCCAGAACGCCAGATCACCATCACGCAATAGGCAAGCGACGTGGCCGTAGCCACTGCAGGTTTGATCCAACTGGAACACCATTCGAGTTTGATATTCGTTGTCTTGCGCGTAGTTGGTTAGCTCACGGGCCAGGGCAACAAACCGCCATGGCTCCTTTGCCTGCTCCCACCAACCGATGCAATCCAGCGGGGCAATGCCTGCCCTGGTCAATAGCTGCCCATTCTCTGCTGCCCATTTCTGCCTGACGCTGCTGTTTTTTGGCAGTCCCCATGCATCACCCAACGCCCAAAGAAATGCGCCCATATTTCCCTTCATTGGGGCAGCTCGATCAAACAAGATCTGGCTACGGGCAACATCACCGCCCAAATAATTGAGTTGGGCACCGCGTTGATAACAACGGCCGCGGTTGTCCTGAAACCAGACCCAATGGATTTTCTTGGCCTCTTTCAACCGTTCGTAAGAGATAAGACCATGGATAAATTGGGTCCGCTGTGCTGTCTTGCGGCCGTCAGCTTTCCATTTCCAATAGGCAGTCCAGTAAGCCGTTGGACCTAGCCCTTGCTCCTTAAACCATTGATCCACGGGTTGCTCCATACGCTCACGGCATGGCAGGCCACCGATCTCATGGCCTAGATCCCAAACTTCACGCTGCAACGCGATCTGTTCGTGGTTGAAACGAAAGGGGATCGACTGCAGATAGTTGAGGCTGCCCAATACGCATGGATGGGCGTCCCGCATCTGGGAATCCCAGCGCTCCCATGGCACCGTTGAACAGGTGGTCCCATGCGTGATAAAACCCCCATCGTCATGCGTCGTGTAGTCCGAGGGTGGCACCAACATCGGCATATAAGCCGGACGCAATAGCAGCAGGTTCTGCTTCCAGTTGCGCAAGAATTCCCAATAACCAGGCGTCATGCGACACACCAACGCGATGTGCCCTTTTGAGTTGACCTTCTCAGGAGCGATCGTCAGCAACCCTGTTGTCTGAGCAACTAATTCAACAAACAACGTTCCGAGCTTCAGCCTGTCCTGCTTTGACAAGGGCTGGTAGGCCGCGGCTTTCTTAAAGCCCTTATCGATCAGTCGTTTCCTGATCAGGGACATGTCGAGTGTCCTGCCGTTGGCTAATCGAAGCCCTTTCAAATGCCTTGAACCTTTCCACTGCGGATGGTTGAGCCATAGGACAAATTCAGCACGCTTGCCGACCGTTGCGGCAAGGGTGTTTCGCTTGGCTCCATGGACGTTGAAATTCAGGATGTAAATCAACGATTCAGCGGCAACTTGCATCACCGCTTTGTCGTCTTCCATCAATGCCCAGATGGCACCAAATGCCATGGGGCCATGCTTCGATTTTTGATACAACGCATGGCATTTCTGCAGGAACGGACCGGCCGCGGCGTGTGACATAAAGCCATCGGCACCTTTTATCCAATTGCCCGCTGTTGCTCTCTTACCGCCGATGCCAACGCACCACTGTTCAAGCTCAATTTGGGCTTGCCTGTCCGGCCACTGTGTTTCGTTGCTTTCGTTTGATTGTTGCAAAGTCATTCTCAGAGATCTCAGTTGGGATCCCTGTCTCTGACTGGTACTGATACGGCAGGCAACTAACCCACCGCATCTGATCTGCGCTCCTAAAAGCTGAGACGCCAGTCAAGACAAGGGTTTTGGTTAGTAAAGTTGGCCGCGAATGGCCGAGTCTTGAGTTGCTTGACTGCTTTCAAGATTGACAAGGCATTCCAGGTCAACACCAGAGCCATGGATATAGCGCTGTGACGTGGACAGATGTAGGTGGCCGGCCCAATACTGAATTTGCACAGCATTGGCCCCCTGATTGGCCAATCTCGTCAACTTTGTATGCCTCAAAGTGTGGATGCGCCATTTTTCCTCAATGTATGGACCTAGACCAAAATATTGGCAAGTATTTTTGACACATTCGACATAATAAGCGTAGTAATTTTTATAAGACTGAAGGAACGGAGTTGACTGGGATCGTAACTTTTTGCTCTGCATAAGAATGCTTTGCACTTGATCACTTATCGGCAAAGCTCTAGGCTTTGACGTTTTAGTTTTGATGAAATGAATACGACCGGAAGATATATTTACTCGCTCCCATGGCAGTTGCTGAGCCTCACCAACTCGACACCCAATATGCCAAAGAAACTCAGTCAACAATCTGCATTGTGGACGTGTATGACAAGACAAAAAGTGTTGATACCAGTCATCTTGAATCACCAAATCTACCGGCTCAGGTAAGGGCAAAGTCCGCCCTTCTGGCATTAACGGCATCTCGTAAACAGTGCGCAAACGCTTGCCACGTTTCAAGACAACATTGATGGCAGAAATGTATGTTTTAATCGTCCCATTTTCGACGCCCTCATCTTTAAGGCTGGCAACAATGTCGTCCAAAGTTGACGTTGTCACCGATGCAATAGGTGTGTCGAAACCAAGCATCCGGCAGGCTCTGATCCCTCGCTCCTGCTGTCCTGGCTTATCTGCCCAATCAAGTTGTAAGGCTCGCTGAAGGACTGCTCCAACGGTGTCAGGTTTTTCAGCAGAGGCCAGCAAAGAAGAATCGACGAAACCTGACCTGTTGCGTCCGTTGCCTTCGTTGGGGCCGCTAAGCGCCCGGATCGCTTCCTTGACGAGTGCCGCTTCTTGCTTAACGGCTGCTACCCATCGCTCAGCATCCTCTCGGGTGCGAAACATCTTGTTGATTCGGCGCCCATCGGCATCGGTAGCCCTGCCGCGGTACTTGCCATTCTCAAGCTGGATTCCCATTTAAAATCTCGCGGAAGGTGTTTAAAAAGTTCTGACCTTTTGCCGTCAGATACAAGGTTTTAATTCGGTCATCGCCTGGTGTTTTTCGCACCTCAAGGAATCCATGGTTGTGTTGTCTGGCTTGCAGATCACGGCCCTTTTGAGACCCAAAAACATCGACGTTGCGAGACAACGCGGAAGCCGTAACGCCTAGCTGTGCGGCTAGCTCGGAATGGCTGATCCCTGGTGTCGATTCAATGGCAGCAAGAAACACCATTTGAGAGAAGCGAAACTGCGGGAATTGGGCCAGAACAAATAGGAAGGCGAGGTTTTCAGAGGATGGCGTCGTGACTAATGGCATAGGTTTCGCGGATCACGGCGATCCGGAAGCAAAAAAGGTTGGTGACTGTGTGACGCAAGGCCCTCGGCCCAACGTGGTCCAAATAAACGGTTGTGATTAGATCCTCAAGCGTTAGGCCTGTTGGGTCAGCAGCTTGGGCAGTGATGAGTACCGCAGCAATCGCGGGAATCCTAATTTTGGACATTTTCTAGGCATTGCCGGCTAATCAGCCGGGAGAAGTTTTCAGTTGCAAGGGAGGAGCCAGGAGAGAGCATGTCGAGGCAGTTCTAACAGTGCTTTTAAATGTAGCCGATGCAGCTTGTTGCGACTGTTGCGCTCCTTACATTGTTGCCAACGTAATAGCACAGCAGCGCTAGGCCTTACCCCATAGCCATAGGGATCGATGCAACGGATCTTCACAGCGCCATAGTTGCAGCATTGCGAGCGCCTACGTGCTGTTGAAAGTCGCGGCACTTGTTCTTGTTGTACTGCTGCTGCGCGAGACGTCGGACCCGCGGCGTGATGGCCGTCTCATCCATCCCCCGCTTTGCCAACGTCGTCAACAGAAATTCAGCTGATTGCAACTCGGTTGTGAAGCCAAGAATTGCGGAGCACGTCGCCCCATAAACGGCGCCCGCTGCATAGCCCTCAGACGGCCCATGAGCGTGATGCGACCTGGCGGGCATCTCGTTGCCCATACAGCACGCTGTAACGGCTACAGCGGCAACAACAGACTTAAAAATGGTGATCATTGGTTGAAAAAATAAAAGTGTTTAAGGCTGGCAATATCAGGCCAAGCAAGTAGCCGCGGCTAGGCCCTTAGCGACGGCAAGCGCTTCGCTGGTGGCACGGTGCCATTCAACGTCGTAAACGTTCCCAGAGGCCTTAACGGCGGGCTTAGTGACTAGCTCGGCTTGTTGGCATTGCCAGTTGTCTTGCCACTGATAAGAAACCCAATCAGTCCCGGAAAATTCCGTTGAATTCAACAACCAAACCCCTTTGACCTGGCAAATACCACCGCCGCCATAGAAACAGCTCAACAACGCATTCAACCGGCTTTTTGTGGTGACGGTTTGCCAGCCTGCATCGGTGATCTTCAACGAGCCGTCATTTGCAAACTGAGCTATCTCGTTTCCATGCAATTCAACGACAACAGTCGGGCCAAGTTGAGCGTCGTAAACACTGCGAACGCAGGTATTGGCCGATCGCCATTCCTTGGTACTGGTGCCGTTGAGTTGATCACGGACGGCCATGATCATTTGAGCTTCGATCTTGCGCATGGTTTAAAAAAGGTGAGGTGATAAGTGAAGTGTTAAAAGCTGGCAACTAATCAGCGTGCGGTATCAACGCCCTTAGCCATTTGGATGCCTTGCATTGCAGCGCAAACCCACTCGTGCGCTTGGCGCAAGGTCAACCCGTAAGCAAGGCCACTGCAGCCAGGACCTGACTGTTGATAGATGTTGTTGTATCCGTTCTGCTGCTGCAGAAAAACATGGCCCTGCTGCCCATATTCGGTAGGAAGGCCGAGCATCGTGTTGAAGCTGTTGAGAGCTGACTCAACGTTCTTAACGGTGATGCGTGACATGGTTGAAAGTCTCCGATAGGTAAACAGTTGAAGGGCGTCAAGTGACGCCCGCTAGGGCTTAGTTAAAGCGCTCTGGGTGCAATGCCTTAATGGTTGCGTTGTGGGCTTCGTCAATCCAGGCAACGCGATTACCCCTGTTGGCTTGCTTGGCTTCAACGGCTGCCTTATGCAGCAAATCACGGATCAACTCGGCATGGTCAGCGCTGACGGTGATGGTGACTTGCTTGGTTGTTGCTGTTGTCATGGTTGAAGTCTCCGGTGAAACGGTGCGATCTCCTGATCACTCCCTAACAGTACCAACAACTGCTAGCCCTGTCAACAATCCCATCCTGTCAACAGTTGCCCTGTTTACGTCTCGCAACAACCAACAGTGTAAACAACTCCTTTTCTTGCATTTTTATTTGTAAGCCCTGCTAGCCAACGCACCCATCCAACAACTGAAAACCACTAATAAATAAGCCCTGCTGCTCCTCAGCTACCCCAACTCTCCCAACTGTTATCGATCTCACTCCCTACTTGATCCCTAGCCAAGCTCTCCCCCCTCTCCAACCTCCAATACGCCCTCTCCAACACCGTCAGCTTGGGATCATCCTCGCCAATACAACGCCTCGCCCTATCCCTTGCAGCTGCCCTTACAACGTCTGGCGTCGTTGACCATCCGCAACGCCTATAGCCACGTCCGCTTTCAACGGCCACAGATCGCGTTGACTCGCTTCCGCTCGCACCGCTCATAAGCCCAACACTCATCACTTAATAGATCGCACCACTCGCCGTTGGCTCGCAGTGCTCATTACTTGCCAACAGTATCAGCATCTTTAACTCCGTCAATACTTCCTATGTCGTATCACTCACTACGTTCGCAATACTCCTTAGTTGCTACAACTTATCTCCCTTAGTTGCTTGCCCGTTGCTATTAGTCACTTGCCCCATCTTCGCCGGTCGAGCGCACCCTCACATGCTAACAAGTGAGACCATGTCAATGATGTTCAACATAGCAGATAGTTTGCCAGTTGCTAACAAACAAGGCCACTAGCAAAGCATTTTGTATGCAGCCTGGTGGCCGAACGGTTTATATAGGCACCCCGCGGGGGGTAAATATTTTTTTGCGTACATAGCGTAAGCCCCATACAAATTAGTAACCAAAAAGGTAAATGTGAACTACCTCTATACTATATAGGTACTAAGTAGTATCTATATAGAAAAGATGTTTGTATAGATAAAGATTAGGGAAAGAATAGAAGAAGGTTAGATGTTATAGGGGTCACTCCCTCGCCGCTGCCCTTACGGGCGGCGAGGTTCGTTTTCACGTACCTGGTTAGGTTGTGTCGCTTGCCGCCGAGGTTGATTTTCACGTATCTGAGAACTGTGAACGTAGTGAACAGTTCGATTGCACGTAGTGCATGGGTTGTTTGGCTGTTGTTGTTTGTTTGTTGTTTTCCGTAAGTTCAAGTATCTCTATTTTGTGGGATGTAGTTGGGGTGTAGTTGCTTAGTAGCTACTAGTAGTACGGGAAGTCTAAGGACAGTGTCAACCCCTAGCAGTTGCCTGCTGTATGAGTGTTGCGAACGCAGTGAGTGATACGAAGGTGTAGTGTTGGGATGTTGTTGGGAGTCATGCCCCAGCAATGCAACAGGGTGAAAGTAGTAGATAGCCCTGTTGGGAGCATATGCTCTTAGGTAGTAGCGTCCCTAAACCCCTGGGTGTCAGATCTCAGGGGTTTTTTATTGCCTGCTATTGCACGGTTGACTCCGTTTGCGAGACTGCCTGTCATCACCCGGAAGCCTCTGCCGTGATCAACCACATCCGAATGCACTGCTACCGCCAAGGAGTCTTTTGGCTAGTTGATGTCCCAAAGGACAGAGCAAAGGATCGAAGGGTTGAACTAAGCCGAGAGGGTTGGGTTGTAACGCACTCGGAGCACATCTAATGACTGACACACCCATTGCTGAACGGGATGTCTATAGACCCACCATGAGCCCCGTCAGGAGCCCCTCCAGGACCGTTCAGGTGGTTGTTATGCAAGAAGGCCCTGGATACGTCCCTGGGCCCTCTCCAGGGCCTATAGAACAGCCGTTAGTTATTGCTGATGGGAAGGGCAGTAATTGGATCAGCAGCAATGTCTATGAGGTTGGACAAACAGTTGAAGCACGGTCAGCTCAATACGCCGGTGGTGTTCAACCTGTCGCCTATAAGTGCCGCTTCTCTACCAGGGCTACAGAAAGCGATTCATGGGTCAATGGGGCTTGGACAACGGTCCCCAACGAGAAGACCCCAGCCTTTTTTGAAATCACTGAGGTTGGTCAGATCCGGTTTCAGACCCAAGCTCAGGACTCAGCAGAAGAGCCTGTAACGCTCAACTCCATGGCCGGGATCAAAACGGTCGTTACGCCAAAGCAGCCGCTCTTTGCTGAAGACCCAACGGCTACTGGTACGCCAATGGTTGGAGAGGTGTTGACCTGCTCTCAGCCAGCGACCAGCGGCGGAAGCCCTCCATACGTTTACAGCTACGCATGGGTTGAGGCTTCAGGGGATCTCGTCTTTGAGAACGGCTACCTGTTGTCTGACTTTGTCCCAACGGACGCTGATGTTGGGAAGACCATGGAGTGCGTTGTCACGATCACGGATCAATCGCCAACAAGGCAGACCGTTGTTGTCAGATCCAACAGCATTGGCCCCATCGTTCCTCACCCACCAGAGGTTGTCTGGACCCAGAACACAAAGCCAACAGCAATCACGTTGGCTTCCATGACGCGCTACACCGTTGAAGTGGCAGCGTCTGGTTATTACGAACTGGAGTACCTATGGCAATTCCAGAATCCTGATGGGGGATGGGTTGAGGCAACCATTGCCAATGTTGAAGCGCTTTATCCCGACGCCACTTACACCCTGATGGATGGGTCCGATCAAACCAAACTCAACATCCAATGGTTTGGTGGAACACCAGGGCCAACGGTTTTCCGTTGTCGTGCAACAGACACGGCACCTGATGGGGCAAAGGATCAGAAATGGAGCCAGAACTGCACGCTCACATACCCCGCATAACACCACCCATGGTGGTACACTGTTGACAGCTTTCAACAGTTATGAAGTGCCCCAAATGCGGTTCGTTCAACGTGCAAGTGATTACGACAAAGAAAACAGTGGAGGGACCGTTTGAAACGGTTCGCCGCCGTTACTGCAGAAGCTGTGATTACCGCTGGTACACCGCACAGGAGCCTGAAGTTTTTATCGGGGCCTACCTCCAATGGGAAGGCGATCAGGTTCGCGTAACACTGCCAGCGATTAACAGTTGAATTGGACAGCGTTGTTAGCCGCGGCCAACATCCCGGAATCTCCTGGCCGGGATGAAGCCATTGCCAGGGCCGCGGCCAGGCCTAAGTGTCCGAAACGGGCCAAGAAGAGCAAGGGTAAGAAGAAGCGCTAAGCACCCGTTCAAGCTGCGCTTCCTTATCAGCGACAAGGTGGTGAGAGCTGCATAGCGTTGTTGCCTCGCCATGTTCATTGCGGCAAGTCACGCGAAGCATGTGACCATCCGAGAGTGGTGTTGTCTCGCATGTCATTTCTTCCACAGTTCCCCCTCAGCACGACGACGACGCTTCAGCCCAACCTCAACAGGACTGCCGGGGTTGACGTACAACATCAATGCTCCAGGCACTTCATCCCATGCCTTATCAGTTAGGCAAGCGCTGATGGTTGTGAACCCTGGGGCTCCGTAGAACAAGCCGCAGTTATAAGCGAAGGAAAGTAGGCATCCCTGCTGGCCTTCTGACATTTCATCCCAGAACGGAATGGTTGTTGTCAGTGGGTGCCAGAACTGTTCTTCTGCAATCTCCTCCATCATTCGGCGGGCCACGGGCTCGCTAATGGCTGGATCAGTCCACTGAACTCTTCGTCCATCTAGATAGAACGTTGAGCCATAGCCAATGGTTGCAACGCCAATTCCATCGTTGTAAACGTTGGGGCGAAACCCCTCGAATTCGCAGATCAGCTCGATGGCGTCGATAGGCATGACGCCGCTGCTCTCTTTGACTGGATCGGGAGTGCGAAACAGATCGATCCATGTCGTGTCGTCTTCTAGCAAGGACTTAGGCATTGCCTCGTACAAGGCGTCGATGGCTTCGAGCTGCTTTACGCCGCCGACGTAATACTTCCAAAAGTCCCGCCACTTGTCTGGCGTAATCATCGACATTTCAGGACTGTTGACAACTGTCAACAGTCTGACGTATGAAAGGGTATGCGACAGCGGGTTGCCGCCCCTGCCGCGTGATCAACCCAAGAGGATTTGGATCGATGACTGAATTATCGCAGATTGGAAGAGGAAGAGTTCGTCTTTTAGATCCTCCAGAGCCGCAAGTTTGTAGAGACTGCGGAACTACGTTTTTGAGAAGCCAAACAAGAGTTGTTTTGTGCAACAACTGTCGTGAAGCAAATAATTTGGAGCGTTCAAAAGCATGGAGCAAAGCAGCGCTTGCTGATCCAAAAAAGAATGCAGAAATCAACGCTCGAAGGCGTGAGTTGAATTCCAGTCCTGAAGCGAAGGAACGGTTGAGCGTTCTTCAGAAAGAACGTCGAGCAAACGAAACGCCAGAACAGCGTGAGCGGCGGCTGCTCAAAATGCGTGAGGATGGAAAGAAGAACGCCCCAAAGCGTCGCGCAGGAAAGTATGGGTTAACACCTGAGCAAGTTGATGAATTGCTGGTAAGGCAAGGTGGCCGTTGCGCTATTTGTCCAACAACAGAACCTGGCGGTAGATACAAAGAGTGGGCAATCGATCACTGCCACGTTTCTGGAGAAGTTCGTGGTCTTTTGTGCCACCATTGCAACACTGCTCTGGGTGGCTTTAAAGATAATCCGTTACTGTTGCAAAAGGCAATTGGCTATTTGAATGGAAATAACAGCTCTGTCGTTGCCGCAGTTTTGCACCCTGCTGATGAGGGAATTGCAGATGGCGGAGTTTCCGACTCCAGTTCAGATGCAAATTCTCGATTATTTGGAAAACGGGCCTAAGCGAAGAGTCATTGCTGCATTTAGGGGTTGTGGAAAAAGCACGCTTTCTGCGATGTATATCCTTTGGCGTCTTGTTGCAAACCCAGAAGAAAAGGTACTAATTATCTCCGCCAGCCTCTCAAGATCTGAAGCGATGAGCGCATGGCTACTTAAAACCATTGGAGACGTTCGTTGGCTAAGTCATTTATTGCCGGACAGCCACGACGGCAGATACAGCCGGATTGCGTTTGACGTTGGCACCTGCAAGTACATCGAGCAAAGCCCGTCAGTCAGGGCAGCAGGGGTCTCGGGCCAAGTGACCGGTTCTAGGGCCTCGTTGATCTTGGTTGATGACTGTGAGACAACAGCTACGGCGTTGACTCAAACCCAACGGGAGAAGCTGCGGAACGTACTGAACGAGATGGAAGTGATTCTCAAGCCAGGAGAAGAGAGTGAGATCGTTTATCTAGGCACGCCTCACTCAGCAACCGACTCGATTTACTTCGCCTTGCATCGTGAGCTGTCCTATGACCTACGGCTATGGCCCAGCCGGGTGCCAGGGGATCTGACGCCATATAAAGGCTGCTTGGCTCCGATGATCCTGAAGCGTTACGAGCAAGGCGGTCAGGTCGGCAAGCCAACAGACACTCGGTTCTCGGAAGACGAGCTGCTGCAACGTGAGCTGAGCATGTCGAACATGCAAAACAAGCTCCAGATGATGCTGGATGCCACCCTCTCCGACATTGAAAGGTATCCGCTGCGGTGCGCCAACATCATGGTCATCGATATAGATCGCTACCTGCCAGAGGTGATGGTCTACGAGAAGCACAAAAGCTTTGCCATCGATGATCTCCCTTGCGCAGGGATGGCACACGATCCAACGTTTTATCGCCCGCGGGAACAGCAAGGAACTATCTCTGTTGATGAGGTGCCAACTGTCATGGCACTGGACCCATCAGGCGGCGGTGCCGATGAATTTGCCTGGGCTGTCGTCAAGGCGTGGGGAGGCAACTATTACTTGACGGAATGCGGCGGTCATCTCGGTGGCGTGTCAGATGACTTCTGGAAAAAGTTGGCACTCATCGCTAAGGAGCACAACGTCAACGAGATTGCAGTTGAGTCCAACTTTGGTGGTCTTGCGATCTACCAGCAGGTGTTGATGCCGTATCTACGGAACATCGGTGCGGAGTGCAGGGTGGAAGCGATCCGTTCCAACCAACGAAAGGAGCTGCGGATCATCGATACGTTGGCTCCTGTGATGCAGACGCATCGTTTTGCTATGGCTCGGTCTGTCATTGAGAAAGACGTTGAGCTAGTCAAGAACGCAAAGGATGATCGGGATGCGAGCTATAGCCTCATCCATCAGCTCACGCGACTGACGCATGACCGTGGATCACTACTCCACGATGACAAATGCGACGTTGTCGCAATGGCAGTCGCATGGTTCCAAGAGCAAGCAGCATTAGATCAAAAGCAACGCGCCCGTGACAGATCTAAGGAGCTTCTGTTGGCCTCGATTGAGAACTCCGACGGCTGGGCTCTGATGAACGTGCAGCGTCAGGCGATGGGGATGACGTTGGACCAGTGCCATCAGGCTGAGTCCGGCTCAAAGGGGAGCTGGCTTTAAGGTCAATTTGATCAACAAATAAAAGCATTGGATCAGTCCGGTGTCATGGTCATGAGTTTTTCTAGCTCCGCAGCACTGGGCAAAGAGCTAGCAATGTTGGCTAAAGGCTCACTTGCTTCAATCTGAGCAGTGATGTTGTTGTCCTTCAAAAACTTCAG